GTTCTGGTTCTGGTTCTAGTTAAAGAATATTCTAAAGAAAATTGGAAGTAAATAGAAAAAAAATAAATACGATATATTTATTAGAAAAATAAAAGAAATTTAAACACACACAATATGGCTGATTTATTAATGAAAATGCCCTTTCAGTACGAACCGAAAAGAAAAAATAGGTTTATTCTTACATTCCCATCTTCTTTGGGTATAAACTCTTGGTATGTAGAATCTACAGCAAGACCAAAAATTGAAATTAAAGAGGTTGAGATTCCATTCTTAAACACTTCAACTTATGTTGCTGGTCGTTTTAATTGGGGAACAATTGAGGTTACATTCCGTGACCCAATCGGACCTTCGGCTTCACAAGCATTAATGGAGTGGGTTCGTTTACACGCTGAATCAGTAACAGGACGTATGGGTTATGCTGCCGGTTACAAAAAAGATATCGACCTTGAGATGTTAGACCCAACAGGTGTGGCAGTTGAGAAATGGATTCTACAAGGTGTGTTCTTAACAAACGTTGACTTCGATTCATTAGGATATAGTGAAGACGGACTTATCACGGTTAAAGCAACTCTTAGACCTGACAGATGTATCTTGGTATACTAAAATAAAAACAAAATATTTTATAATCCCATCTATTACAGGTGGGATTTTTTATTTACTAACAATTTTAATCATTTATTTTTTAATAAAAAACTATTATGGATCAATCTGCACAATATGGACAAATGGATTTTAACTTACCACACGACGTGGTTTCGTTACCATCTAAAGGAATCTTTTATAAACCAAAAAAAGAATCATTAAAAGTGGGTTATTTAACCGCTGCCGATGAAAATATGCTAATGTCTCCAAATATGGCAAAAGACGGTTTAATATATAACTTATTAAAAAATAAAATTTATGAGCCTGGTTTTGATATTAATAATATGATTGACGTTGATATTCAAGCGGTTTTAATGTTTTTACGAACTACATCATTTGGAGGTGAATTTATTTATAGATTACTTGACCCAAAAACAAATATGACATTTGAAACGACTGTTATTATTGACGAATTAAATTATTTGAAACCTTCACATGTACCAGATGAAAACGGTAATTTTAATTTTATTTTACCTAAAAGTAAGAAAAATGTTAAACTTAGATTGATTACATTAGGGGACCAAAGAGAATTAGATAAAATAGAAAGTCAATATCCTTCAGGTATGGTGGCACCAATTGTTACAAAAAGAATGGAAAAAAATATAGTTGAAATTGATGGAGAAAGGGACAAAATGAAAATTAGTCAATTTATAAATCAGATGCCTATATCAGACTCTAAAGACTTAAGAAAATTTTTAAGAGAATGTGAACCAAAAATTGATTTAAATAAAACAGTAGTAGCCCCGTCAGGAGAAAAAGTAACTTTCGATGTTACTTTTGGGGCTGAATTTTTTCGCCCTTTCTTCTAATCATAAAAAGGCGTTATTAGATGAAATTTATTACTTGGTGAAGTACTGTCACTTTTCATATGGTGACATTATGATGATGCCGACATTTGAAAGAAGGTATTTCATAGATAAGTTAATTGAGGAAAAACAAAAAACATAATCATTATCTATTTATTAAGTAAAAAAACATGTTTTTAGGAGGTAATAATGTTAATACGCAAGGTCAAGGGTCTACTGCTGACCAATACTCCCAAGGTCAAGGATTTGGTGATCAAATAAAAGACTTAGGAGAAGCGTTTGCAAACTATGTAGTTAGTGCCGAAAACTTATTAAAACCAATGGAAAATGCCGTTAAGGCATTTACCCATATGGAAGATTCTTCATTGGCCATCCAAAAATCTATGGGTGGGTTTGCGTATTCGTACTACAAAACGATGTCGGACGGATCTAAAAAATTAGTAGAAAACACTTCTGAACTTAGAAATAAGTTAATGGATACGTTTAAATCGACACAAGATATAGGTGGGACTTTTGACGATGCTGCGAAAGCTATGGGGGCTTTAGCGTCAGGAATGGGTAGAATGGTTAACCCAAGTACTGAAGTTTTGACTAATATGGTGACATTAGCTCAAAGTACTGGATTATCCAACGAGGAAGTCGGGGACATGGTTACAAATATGGTTAGATTTAATGGAAACCAACAAGAGGCAACTAAAACCATGGCATCGTTAGCTATGGAAGCAAGAAAAGTTGGAATCAATACCAAAGGTTACATGAAAGAAGTTTCAACTAATATGAAACTATTAAATGGTTTTGGTTTTAAAACAGGAATTGACGGTATTAAAAAAATGGCTAAAGAGGCACTACTCTTAAGATCGTCCATAGAAAAAATAGGAGCCGCAAAATTTCAGAATAAAATTTTAACACCTGAAGGTGCTATTGAGGCCGCTGCGAGTATGCAAATGTTAGGAGGAGCGATGGGTAAATTGTCCGACCCATTCCAATTAATGCATATGGCTCAATCAGATATGGCTGGATTGCAAAAAGAGTTAGTTAATGCGACCAAAGCGTCGTTCGCCTTTAATAAAGAAACTGGTGGTTTTGACGCGTCAACACAAGATTTATATAAATTAAGAGAGCAGGCTGAAATTACGGGGGCTAATTTTGATGATTTAGTTGAAGCAGGAAGAGAGGCCGCTAAAATGGACTACATAAAATCAAAATTTGACCTTAGTGGTTTAGATGATGCATCACAAGGTGTTTTGGCTAGTTTGGCGGAAATAGATAAAAGTGGTAAGGTAACTGTGGATTTGCCGGGTTATGAAGAAGGTAATAAAAGTTTGGAACAAATGATGAAAGATCCCGTATTTGTTCAAAAATTGGATGAATATAACCAACAATCAATGCTTAGTGAAAAAGAAATTGCACAAAGGCAAATGTCAATTACTGAGCAACAGGCAAGGGATGTGAATATTATTAAAAACGCGGTAATTTTAGGGTTTAGTGACCAAGCAAGAAAAGACATTTATACTCAATTAAAAGAAAGTAATGATACTGCAAAAAGTGCTATAACGGAAGCCAGTAAAGATATTGGTGAAGAGGTTGGCAGACAAGTTGTCCCCACTATGAGTACTTTAGGGACCGCATTTAATACTGCAATTAATCAAACAACAGGGTATGGTAATCCTGCTAATAAGACGAAACAAGATGCGATTAAAGGTGCTATTAGAAATACCGGAACCGCTATTGGTAATGCGGTGACTGCAGCAACCCCAACGATGGTTAGCGATATGTTTGTACCTGCCGGAGGTGCACCAACTTTATTAAATGAAGGTGCTCTTTATAAGGGTATCGTTGGTGATGAAGTGGCTATCGGAACAAATCTTACTGAAGCATTTAACAAGTCTGGTAAATTAAATGAAATAATGTCAAGCGTACTTTCAACAAACAATACGGGTGGAGGTAAACCATCTGTTGATGGTAAAATAGACATTAATATTAACCTAACAGGTGCAATATCAGGAGATAAAAATGCTGACGTTGAAAAAATGTTTAGTGACCCAAGAGTTCAGAAACAAATAATGGATACCGTTCTTTATAAACTTGATAGTTACAAAAGACAACAAGGTGTTCTTTCTTAATGAAAAAACAAGAAATAATCTATTTATGATAAAAAGACTAAATGGAAAGTCCACTATCATTTAATTCGTCAGAAAACTTTAGAAAGAAACTATTGGTTCGTAATCTACCCGCTTACCGAGTAGATGGTTCGTTCAGTAGTGGTGATAGACCCGCAGTAGGGGAATTTACAATTTTAGACTACGCAATAGTAGATTCAGAACAAGTAGACGTTATTGGGGATAGGCAAGAGAGACTATTGTACCCAATTAATCAATACGGTCCCGAAAACAAAAACTCTTACGGAGACATGGTTAAAATTAATTTTAACCGTAACTACAAAACAAACGAGGGTGAATACGGATTTCCTGACAGTATTAATAGTGATTTGGAGACTATAGGTAACAGTTCAGAGTTATATCATATTGTAAAAAATGTTTACAAACCACAAAATAATAGAAACGACTACGGGGATAGTGTTTATTACATTAATAATGATAATAATATAAACACCGTAGGTAGTGGTGAATATAATATAGTTGATACGTTTAATAGTTTTTTATTCCAAATTGGAAACAATAGTGAGGTAGAGCACAAAGTATTAAACAAATACAAACCAAATAATGGAGGCAATACTGATTTTGGTAATACCAAATACGAAATTAATAATCTACTTACTCTACCAAGTAATAATCAAATATTCGGTTATAATATAACATATACTATTAATAATGCGTTAGAACAAATAGGTAATAACCAAGAAACGGTATTAATAACAAAAAACAAATATTCGCCTGAAAACTCAAACCAATACGGTAATACAAAATATAGTATCAATAATGATTTAATACTTGGGTCAAATCAAGGTGAATACAATTATGGTGATACTATTGGTGATGCTTTGGAACTTAAAGGTGTTGAATTAAGACCTACATTATTCACGAACAATGAATACCGACCTGAAAATGGACAAAGTGTTTTTGAGGTTGAACCTTTTAGGATTCAAAAAAATCTAATAATTGGTTCAGGTAACTATGGTTATGATGACACTATCGGTAGTGATTTAGAGTCTGAAGGTAAAACCGACAGACCTATATTAATTGCAACAAATCAATACGGACCTGATAACCCTATTAAAGGTGAAGCACCAATAAATAGAAATTTACAAACAAAATCTAATGAAGGTGAATATGGATATCCTGATACTGTTAGTAGTGAATTGGAAGTTGTTGGTATTGACGAAAGAAAACCAACATTTTTACAAAATGCTTGGGGACCTGAAGGTAATCAAAGTAGTGAGGAGGTTGACCCTTATAGAAAACTTAAAAATTTAACAATTAATCAAGGTAACTACGACGTTACTGACACCGACCAAAATGAATTAGAGTTTGTTGGTGGTGTAAAAGAAACTGAGGCGTATGTAAAAAACAAATATGTGACAGGTAATGGTGATTATAATACCTTAACAATCCAAGACCTACAATACACAACAACTGGTTTACCATATGCTAACTCTGACTCTACTTTTGTTTTCGTACCTTCAACATACTCACCCGCTAGTATCTTAATAAGTGATAACCCTAATGGGTCAGACGGTAGTCTTTCACAAGATTCACAATTAGCAGCATTAGGCGCAAAACAATTACAAAAAGAATTTAAACATAGAGTTGCTTTAGAATTACTACAACAAACTTTAGGTAGGGTAAACTTATTAAATTCTAATGTTAATCCTGACACGGGTGAGATTTCAGCAAAACCTAATTTAGACCCATTTAATGCTATTGGTTTATTGACTGGTAACGTACCAATTATCGCAAGAAACTATTCTATAACTAATCCTGATTCATTTTTAGGTCAAGGCATAAATTTTGCGGCAAAATTAGCAGGCACATATTCACCATATTCATACATAACTGGAGAATATTTTGATTACCCTGATAATAAAGGTAATGGACCTTTCCAAAACCCATTATCAAGATTAGGAGGAGCATTAGGTTCATTATTTAGTATTAAACAACCAGCCAACCAATCATCATCTGAATTATTTGTTGAATTTACATCAGTAGCAACTAGAAGTTTACTGTATGACCAATTAAAATATAATCCTTATAGACCAAACTATAAGATAGGAAATAACTTATTAGCACCTCCAGGTGTGTTTTATATAGGTGATAGGAAAAGTTCAATAACTGAGGAGGTTTCGCCGTTTGAACAATTACCATTAAATAAAGATGGTTCAGGGTCAAGTAACGGTCCCGTGTTATCTTATGGTAATGTTGGTAAATTATATGAAGGCGAAAAATTAACCGGAGCGTTATTTGGTTTAAACACTAGAAACTTCTACAGTGCAGGTGCTAAAGATACGAGTACTTGGGCTTCCACAAATATTGTTGGGGGGTTAACTTGGACATCTAACGCAGGTACTGGAAGTAAAAATTATACATTACCTGGTAAATTACAAGGTAGAGGTGGGGTTGATTTTATCGACGATTCCGATTTTAATTTTGATAGATTATCAAGTGCATACAGCCCAAGTCAATCAAGTGATTATGGATTCACCCCTGGTTCCATTTTAGATGTGACCCAAAAATTAGTGGATGCGGGAAATCAATCACCTAACAAATTAGAACATGTTGGTAATGCGATTAATCAAGTATCTAAGGTGTTTAATGACGGTTACCAAGAATTAACAAAAGGTTCTAGAGTTATACGATACACCACTCCAAATTCTATTGTTGGTGCAAATCAAAGTGCTTATTTTGAGGTAAAAGGTTTTGAATATTGTAGGGTATTCACAAAAGATAGGCCATACTACACATTTGATGAATTACAAAAACCTGATGGTAATATTAGAAAATATACAAATTCGGTTCTAGATAGTACGTTTAATTTAAATATTGCACCATTAGGTGGTGTTGACTCTACAAATATTAAAGACGGTAGGGTTAAGAAATATATGTTGTCTTTAGAAAATCTTTCATGGAGAACTTCAAACAAACCGGGTTATACTTATGAAGATTTACCTGATTGTGAAAAAGGACCTAATGGTGGGCGTATAATGTGGTTCCCACCTTACGATTTAAGTTTTGATGAGAGTATAAGTACAGGGTGGCAAGACAATACATTTTTAGGCCGACCTGAACCAATCTACACATATACTAATACCTCTAGAAAGGGTAACATAAGTTTCAAAGTTATTGTTGACCACCCATCAATTATGAATGTATTAGTGGATAAGGAATTAGAAAATGAGTCATCCAATGAAACAATCAATCAGGTTATTGATTCATTCTTTGCGGGATGTACTAAATATGATTTATACGATTTAGTAAAAAAATTCCCGATGTTTACCCCAAGTGATGTATTCGAAGTTCAATTACTTAATACTCCTGAGGATGTTAAAACGTTTACTGAAATATTACCTAATACTGTTATTGAACAAGAGATAATCGAAAAAAAAATTCCACCCGATCCTATACCAACACCTGCACCATGTACTAGTTGGCAAATTAGTGTCGGAACTACAACAACGGATGTTTCATATACTGATTGTGATGATAACCTTATTGTTTTATCTGCGTTAACATCAACCGCAACAACAGTTTGTGTTAAAAGAAATTCAGTACCTACCTTTACGGTTAGTGATGTTGCTAATACCGTAACAAATACGACACAACCTTGTAGTACACCACCAACGGTTACGGTAACACCACCTTTGGTTACTGAAGCACCAATAGAAAATCAATTTCCTGAAGTAGGGTTCTTCTTTCATAATGATTATCCCGACCCATCAGATAGTTATAGGATTTATGCGTCAAAACCTTATGATTTTTGGTTAAATATATATAAAGGTTTGAAAACTAAATATTTAAATCTTGGTGGTAACTCAAATCCGGCAACTTCACATGATTTTGGTAAAGCGTTAGATAAAATTATTAAATACGACGATGCTACATATGTGGATTATACGTCACAACTTTTGAGTTCTGGATCTGACCTTATAGAGAAAAACACATACTTAGCAGACTACATTGAGACTAGAAAAGACCCGATAACTGAATTCTTTTCTTTTATTGAAAGCGAATTCACTGAAGCGCAAAACTTTGTTAATAAAATATCGATAGCATTAGATGCTGGTGAAACTGTTTCTTTTGAGCTTTTGGGTTCAGCATCTGCATTAAATAGTAATAGTTATAATATTAATTTATCAAGAAGAAGAATTGACTCGGTAATGCAATGGATGTTTAACCAAAAAACACCAAAAGGAATCAAATTAGAAAAATATTATACTGATAAAAAATTAACTATTAAGATGACACCCAGTGGTGAGTCTGGAAAATTACTTGAACCTAAATATGCTTCTATTAGTTGTACTAGGGATTATGAAAATGAATCGAATGAAGGTGTTGTTTCGGTAAATGCCATGGCGTGTCGTAGAGTAAAAATAGTTAATTTAAAGGTTAGTAATAATAATGCTCAAACACAAACACCACCTGCTCAAACACAAACATCTCCAGTTAATAACAATGGGGATACAAGTGTTATGGATCCATTACCACCTAACACGGCTTCAGGAGTTAATACTCAACCGGTAGACCCAACAATTGAGTTACCACCTTATATTAATCCAGTACCATCTGGAAATACGGATACTAATATTACTCCGCCATCATCATCCGTAAAACCACCATCAGGTAAAATTACACCTAAAAAAAGAACTGATTTAACTAAGAGATTGGCTAGAAAACTTTTAACAGAGTGTAATTACTTTGAGTTGGTTAAAAGAGAAAACCCAATGATATATGATGGTATAAAAAGTAAAATTAAACACTTCCATCCTGTATTCCACTCAATTACGCCTGAAGGATTAAACGCTAGATTAACATTCTTACAACAATGTATGAGACCTGGCGATACAATACCTACGGTTTCTAAGGATGGTAATAATACTAAGTTAATCTATAATGATGTGACTAATAGTGTCTTCGGGGCACCTCCTGTGTGCGTTTTAAGGGTTGGCGATTTCTTCCATACTAAAATTGTTATCGATTCTTTAAGTATTAAATATGAAGATGGTAGATTTGATTTAAATCCTGAAGGTATTGGTGTACAACCTATGATTGCGGACGTTAATCTTGGATTTAATTTTATCGGTGGTCACGGTTTGGCGGGACCTATAGCAACATTACAAAACGCGTTATCATTCAATTATTATGCGAATACTGAAATGTATGATGAAAGGGCTGAGGCAACTGAAGATGTGACATCACAATATGATGCTGAAATATTTGAAGACATTAAAAACCAAATAGGTGTGATTGAGGCTGACGACGATAGGTTAAATAGTACAGAAGGTGGGGTACCTATTGGTGTACCTGTAACTACTTATTTAGACCCTAATAATCTTAACTTAGTTTCAGGTACTATTAGTTATACTGAAATTATGAAAAAACTTGTTGATAGTACTAAGTCTAGTTTAACTACAACCATAGATACACTTGAAAAAATTAATAGTGAGTTCTTAATTGGTGGGTTACAAATATTAACAAAAGATAGAAAATATATTGATGGACATATAGGTGTAGGTACTACAGATAATGTTAAGATATTTGGTAAAGCGGACACTATACAAGGTAAAGTTGAAAACCTTATTACTAAGGCAAAAGAAGATGTTGATAATGATTTGTGTCCGGCTATAGATTTAGTTGCTAATCAAAACTTTAGTGACCAAGATATTAGAAAAATTAAGAATCAGATTAAATCATTAATTGATGCTAAACAAGATGTTTTAATAGGTTCACTAGAAAATTACGCAACACAGATAGGTAATGAAGAATTGAAACTTATTAATATTATTGACAAGGTAAATTATGTAAATAATGCCCATGATGGTTATATCAATAATAAGGGAAATGTTATAGTATATAATATTTCAGGTACAACACAAATAACACCACCAAACGCGGCATCGGTTACTAATACTTTACAAGAATTAAATGCAGATACTGATGAAATAAAAAAGAGCTTAGAAAAATTCTATAACCAAATTAATAATGGTATCATCATACCTTCAGGTAATACTGAGTATAATGATAATTTTGTTTTTAGTTGTTTGTTGGGTAATAATATAATCACGGAAAACGAAAATAGGTTCTTCATGTTGTTTGGTAAAGATGTGCTAGCAGACCCTGTTAAATTTGCATCATCTATCACATCACCGGTACAAAATACACCAAATGATGTTGCATGGAACTCATTTGTTTTAAATAACTTAGGTTGGAATTTTAATCTTAATTTAACTACAGGTCAATTTGTGAGTCAACCGATACCTAATGGTTTATATTCTAACTATGAAGTATCTAAGAAAACTGTTGACGATTCATTTAAGAAATTTAGAGATGATTACTTTAATAATACTTTCAATACCTTTAAACCATACAATGAATCTAAAACAAGAATATTGACTTATGAAATAATTTTAACATCTACATCACCATATGATACTGATTTACAAAATATATATTCTAACACTAATTCTTCTGGGGATAAATTTAATTTGAAAAAAACATTCACATAATGAAATATTATAATAGATATGATGATTTTTTAATTAACGGTACCCCAACCGTGGTACCATTTTTAAATATACCACCAAGATCAACGGACCAAAGATATGTCTACAGAACTAATCAAAGTAGACTTGATAAAGTTAGTTATGAAAAATATGGGACACCATATTTCAGTTGGTTAATTTTGGCTGCAAATCCACTTTTTGGTGGATTAGAACAGGATATACCTGATGGTACAATATTAATTATACCATTTCCGTTAGTTGCTGCCCTGCAAGACTACAAATCTGCATTAGATACACATATTTTTTATTATGGCAGGTAAGTTTTCAAACACAAAAAAAATATTTGTTGAAACGGAATATGATAACGTTATTTTAGTAAACCCAAATGAGGTTTATGCTGACGATAATGCAACCGCATCCCCTAGATTGGTAGACCACGAAGACTTGGTATATTATGCTAATTTAGAAACATTTATTATTCCTAGAACAAAATTAGCAATTGGTAAAAGTTTAGAATCACCAGTATATAATACTATTGCAACAATATTTGGTGGTGATGACGATTTAAAAATAAACTTTTTAAAACCAAAAGGCGGTAAAACTAATTTTGATACAAGTTGGTCCGACCAAATAACTGGCGATAATAGTAGAACGGGTGGGGGATTAAATCAAAAAACAGAACAAGTCGTTAATGTTGATGGGTCACCTAAATTTAAAAATAGTGTAAGTAATTACGAAGACACCCAATTATTGGGAATCAAATCTATTAGGGTTAGTATTAAAGGAACTGGAGTTCCTGAAGTTAATATAGAAATGATAGACATTCAAGGTAGGTCTCTTTTTGAGCAAGGTGAAAATTCATTATATTCTGCGTTCTTTAACTTTCCATACCCATTATTTTATCTAACACTTAAAGGTTATTACGGTAAGGCTATAAGATATCGATTATCTTTAATGTCATTCAATGCTAAATTTGACGCTGACACTGGAAATTACAACATCAGTTTGAAACTTGTTGGTAAATTTACGGCACTTCTTTTTGATACTCCTTTACAATACGCTCAGACAGCCCCAAAAATGTATAATACTCAGATAACTGAGACAGACCCAATAAGCAAGACTGTTAGACAATTAAATACGTATAAGGGTAGACAAAAGTTACATGAGGTTTACCAAATCTATAAAAGAAAGGGGTTAATTGCTAGTGATTTTGATGAAATATCGATAGATGAGTTTACTTATCGAGTGAATAACTACGTAAAAGTAATTTTAGATTCATTAATAAATGATAAAAAAGGTGATTTTACACAACTTAATGATATCATAGATTACAGAGAAAATTTAACAAAACTAAAAAAAGAAGTTTACGAAAATTCGTTAAATAATTTTTTAGATAGGAGTAGTTACTACGTTGTTGAAACAAATGGAGCGAATGAAATATATTATCCATTTAGAAAAGAAATATCGGACCAAACTAAAGAAGAATACAAAACAAAAACAAACGAAAGGATTACTACTTATGTTGAAAATCTTAAAAACAACACAACATTTGGTACTAATTCAAAAGATGCTAAAAAACAAATTCCTGTAACACTAAAAAATAGTAGTGACGTAATAAAAAAATTAGATTTTATTAGTTGGATTGGTAATGAAAAAAACGTACAAAACACATTTTACTTTAGGACGGGGAAACAATATGACCCAAACAATCCTGATATAGTTGAGGACTACCAAAAGTTCGTATTGGATGAACAAAAAAACGCACAATTAACAACAAAGGTATTACAAAATGGTGCTTGGGTTAATGAGACTCCCGATTACTTTGTTTTTGGGGACCAGCTAGTAAATAATGGTCTTTATGTAAAAAATAGTTATTTGTTTAAGTTAGACCAAATGGAAAAAACTTTAAACACAAATGAAGAAACAATTGAAAAAGAGTTAGGTGGTTTATTGGCGGATGCTGCAACAGCTAATTTAGGTTTTGTTCCAACTATTAGAAATGTGTTTGCGGTTATAATGGCTGGTGCCGATGCGTTTTATAGGTTAATGGAGGAGGTGCATCAAGATGCTTGGAATGTTAGGGATGATGCCGCAAGATTAAGGTCTGTTATACCACCTGAAAAATCATTTTCACCTGAGGCTCTTAAATCATTACAAACATCTAGTGGGGAATTAAATAAGGATAACGTTATTTATCCTTGGCCTTTATATTTTACATTAGAAAAACAAAAAGACGGGAGAGAATTATATACTATACAATATCCTGGAGACTCTAAAGTTATTAATCAAACCAGAGGTTATGATTATAGAATTTGGCCTGAAATTGGTTTCGTCGAGGCATATTTAAAAGGTTCCACAGAAAAGGCAAAACCTGTGGAGGGTAACCTTTACGAAAATCCATTGGATACTACTAAGTTTGTTTCTGCAAATGCTTTAGAGTTCCCATTTAAAACATTACCCTACCAAGATTTAGATGCTATAAAAACGTTTTATGAAATATTCGAACGTTCATACATTATTGCACATTACAGTAAGTTAGACCCAACCGTTGTATCACCAAAACAAATAGATAAATTCTATGGTGATATTGAAAGTAAAAATATAAGTTTAGTTGCTTCTGATGATATTTCATTAAATAAGACATTAAAGGAGTTAAAACTTAATTTAACAACCTTGTTAGATTACATGAAAAAAATATCAAGTAACGGACAAGGTGATAGTTGGCAAACATATTTAAGAAGTTTATTCAAAACTGAATACTTAGAAAATATGTTAAAAGTACAAGATGAAATTTATAGTATTGATACTTTAAGTTCTAGAAGTTTAAAAGTATCCTCAGACCAACCATTAGTTACTAATTTAACGGATTATTTAAAAAGTACCGATAGCTCAAAACTAAATGCCTTAGACACATACCCTTTTACTAATGTTAATTGGTTAAAAAATAATATGTCTAACGGATTTACTTTAAATTCATTTGAAGAATTTAACGACACCACTAAAACTTTTGTTTATTTACAAGATAAAAAGACAATAGCAAGAATTAATGAGACCGAAACTTATAATAACATTAAATTATTTACTGACGATTATTCTTTAAAAAGTAATGTACAACCTTATATTACTGACCAAACAAATAGTGTGTCGGTAACCACAAGACAGACATTACGAGATTTCTACACTTATAGGGAAAATAAAAATTACTACATTACCGAATCGTCAATTGTTTATGGTAACTCTTATAGTGGTCAAGTAGGTGAAAACTATCAAACAACATCTTTGTTAAACACACCTTACTTCATTAATTCAATGGTAAATGGTGTTGAGTTAAAAAAGAATAATAATAAGACTGCGTTTGTGCCCTTAGGATATTTATACCTTAATTCATTACCGTTAATAACAACAAAAGAAAGGTTGAAAAATATTAATGATGACGACACTATAACGGATTTAGATTATTTGGCATCAACATTTAAAAAATATTCAGCTATACATCAAGTGCCTTATGCTTGGGTATTGAAATACGGGTCAATTTGGCACAGATACAAAAAGTTTGTAGATACTGGTGTTGATATTTTAGATAGTGTTTGGAAAGACTTTGATTACGCAGGTTCATACGATCCTGTAACTTCTGCGGTAACTACACAATATACTATTCCTAATTATACGGGAGGTAGTCAAACTATATCTTTACAAAATACTGAATCATTTCCTACTCCATCTAACCAAACAAAAGATATAATTAACGTGGGGTTTTACCCTAAAGTAATAAATGCCATTAATAATTTTGTAATAGGTAAAGATTTATTAACGGGATACACTACGGCCGATTTCCTAACAGCATACACTGAAAATAAACTAAGAATCGGAGTTAATAGTCAGTCAACGAATTATTTAAATTTTGGGTTTGATACCACAAACATTAATAGATCATTAATAAAACAAAATTTCTACCAATATAGAGAGTTTAGTGCTACAACATCAATCAATGAAGGTAATACATCAATCTTACTTTACCCATCGATGGGAGGTATCCCAATTGACCAATCAATATTCGAATGCGTTAACAGTACTAATAATTTAACTACCGAACTTTTAAATAATAAATCACTTTATAATGGGTCGGTAAGGTCATTATGGGGGTCATCCCATTTTGGATATTTTGATAATAGTCTAATTAAAAAACCATCACCAACACAATATTTAAAAAACATTGCGGAAAGTAATACGGGTCAATACCCTTTCGATTTAGAATCGACACAATCTTATTATTCAAACATAGATGAAATTTTTAGTATCTTCACAGTTGAAATGTTAGATAAATTTGAAGAAAAGTTTTTAGGCTTCTGTAATTTTAATCCTGAAGCAAAAGACCTTTCATTAAATGATGAGATAATATCACCAACCTATAACCAAACAGGTGGTATACATAATTTAGAAGAAAAATCACTTATTAGTCAAATCAAATCATTATTTGTAATAAGTAAAAATGGTCTTGATTTTACAAATCAAAATAATGATGGCAAAACATTAGCGACAAAACAAATAAATACGTTTACAGAATCGGTTAAGAAGTTTTTAAATTTTGATTGTGTTATTAAATTAGGTAACCCTGGACACTTCGATAGAAAATTATTTAATTCATTTTCTAATTTAACTCAATTTGTACCAACCGATAAATATGAATTTTTACCATATGTTAAAGGTACGTTACCTGGTGACGGAACACCAATAACATTACTACAAAGTATAGCACAAAACAAAGGTGCTTGGGATTCATTAAGAAAATATTTGGGGTATTCTACAATACCAAATATAGAATATCAGAACCAAGTTCAGACTGTATACCCGTCAGTACCATTGTCACCAACACCAACAACAACGACGTTTACGCCGCCAACACCAAACCAAACATTTAGAACCTTCCAAGATTTATGTACAGGACAATACTTTAATATTATTGATACGAATAATAATTCTACAACACCATCATTCAATTACGTTAATAATCATGTATGGTTTTTGGAGGTTCTTGATAATACATCACAAGTAAAAAAATTCTGTGCTAGGAAAGTCCCTAATAGTGCGGTAACAACAACATATAATTTGGAGTTTGACGATAATTATCCTCAAACAAATGCTGTGAATATCACACCTGAAAGCTATTGTTTATCTTTTTATCAAACACAGATAAATTGCCAACAACCTAATTTAGCAACATCTCTACAATTAGAGTTTGTGGGTAATAGCTCTGTTATCCTACCCGAAACTCCAAATCAGGACAACATTAACTATTTTAATATTGTTATACCTACCGGTGGATACGCGGTTTATAAATTAACAGGGATACCTGTTTTTGACCCAACAAATTTTGGAAGTACTCGTTTTTATTCTGCTAACAGTGATATAAATGACCCAAATAATCTTCAATTACCTAAAAGTGGTAATAGTGGTTTAAATACAAACTATGCGAAAGTGTTTGAGGTTAATAATAACACTTCAGGAAATTATATAATGACCGTTAGTTACAGTATCAATGGCGGAGGCACATATCAAACATTAGTTGCAAATATATCAACAGTTGGTGGTAATCAAACAACTATACCTACATCTATAACGGCAACACAAAATCCTACACCACTACCTAATACTCAAAAATCTTATGTAACTGATTTCTTCATTGATAATGATATCGCATTTACATCTGCGAATATTGAAACGGCATACCCATTAGTTAGATTATATGCTGAACAAAAATTAAAAGACCCTACGTTTAATAAAGCAAAATTTACAACATTTATAAATAATTACTTAACGTCACAGTATCAGTTACAAAATGGTATTGTTAATGAAACCTTCACTAACTTAAATCAAATTTTAAAAGATATTAAAATCACAACAAACAATGAGCCTGTTGCGGTTAATGGTGATAATACAAAATTAAGTCTTTATAACACATTGAAAGGTTTTAACGATAAATGGATTGCGGGTTCTGATTTAAAAACTGTAACTCTATTTGAGGACTTTTTATTTATGGATAGGGCAAACAGTGATTTAGGTGATACATATATAGTTGATATACAAAAAGTGCTTAATAGGTTAGATACTGAAAAAAACCCAGACATGAATTTAATGCAGGTTGTTAGTAACATTTTAACCGATAATGAATTTATGTTTATGGCAATGCCGGCATATATTAATTTTTATGGTTTACAAGAGTCAGTCAAAAATGGTAAACCAGTTCAAGATACTGAAGTTGGTAATTCACTTTTCGGTACATATTTAGAGGTCGATTATACAAAATCAAGTCCTAAATTTTTATGTCTTTATATGGGTAATCCTTCAGAATACCCTAAACCAAAAGAAAATTCATTTAACCGATTTGGTGATGATAGTTTTGATTTAAGAGTACCTGACAATCCATTAAGGATTTCAGACCCAAACAGGGATTATTCAAAAACTAATAGAGTTGTTGGATTTAGTGTGGATTTTGGTATACAGAATCAAAGTATATTTAAGAGTCTTGATTTAGATATGTCTGAAATGAAAAACACGTCCGAATCATTTAAAGTGTTCGCTGATATAGGTAGTTCAGTTTCCGGAGATAAAGTTGGACAACAATCAACATCGATGTATAGTATCTACAAGTCTAGATCCTATTCTTGTGGTGTGCAGTCTATGGGTAATGTTATGATACAACCAACTATGTACTTCGTATTGAGACATGTGCCAATGTTTTATGGGCCTTATTGGATTTATGAGGTTAATCATAACGTATCGGAAAGAGGTTTTGACACTGACTTTAAAGGTACAAGGATACCTAAATATAGTTTACCAAACGTAAATAATCTATTAGTTAATGTTAATAAGAGAATTTTAAGTTCATTTAAAGAAAAGATTAAAAAGGTTATACCTGAATCGGAAGTAACTACACAATCACCGGCTGAGATTGAATTAACAAAAGACCCTAATATTGTTAAAACCCCAGAAGCCCAATGTTTGGATTTAACAAAATACCCAACAGTACCATTCTCACCTTTAATGTCTAAAACGGATACAGTTAACGATGTAATACCTTTTATTAAGACAGCTACACCTAACGCAAAATTAAGGGCACTATTCTTAGGTATTGCAAAAACTAGACCTTTAAATGGGTTTAATAATGGATCAAATACATTTAACACTATTAATAATAATTTATATGAGATTACAACATCAAATGAACCAAGAGGTAATCTAGGGTCATTTATTACTGAACAATCTTGTGTTAATATATACAACATCAATGTACCTATTGCTAAATTCCCAAATATTGGAACAGCGACTGACTATATGGTATCTTATTATCAAGTTTACGAACCTTTAATTGAAAACTTAAAAAATGTTAATCCAAATACTAATGTGAATGTTAGTTACGGAAAGGCGTTAGCTCAATTGGCGTCTTGTACTTGGGATACTGCCGCAGCAATAACCTCATCATTGAATGCTCAACAGATTAAAGACTATACAGAAAATATTATATATTCAGGAGATGCTACAACATATAACATTTTAGTTAATATTTATAAAGATGCTTATGAGTATTTTGTACAAAACCCTAACTAACGTATATTTATATAAAAATAAAAAGTATGAACATGAAAAATTTACTTGATGATTATCTTAAAAAAGATACTCGTGTAACACAAAGAGATAGTGGTAATGGATACCAAGAAGTTTGTGATTTAGATACTGGTGATTGTTACACAATCAGAATGAAAGACGGTTTGATTGAAAGGGTGGATAACACTATGAAAACAAATAGAACATTAAAGGTTGAGACACCACAAGGTGTTAAGACATTATTGAATGGTTAAAAATTAAAAAAATGAGTTTGGATAAAAGAATATTAGAAGAATTAAAAAGATTTAATCAAATTAATTCGTACATCTTAAATGAACAGGATGTTCCCCCACCACCAGTAGATGATGCTGCTTTACCACCTGCAGAAGGTGAGGTACCACCACCACCCGCAGGTGATGTAACTGCACCACCGGCAGATGCAACTGCACCACCGGCAGACGCAACCGCACCACCAGCAGAAGGTGATGCGATTCCTGAGCCTGTTGATATCGCGAATGATCCTGATGTTGAAGAAGTGGGTGTTGAAGATGAAGGTGAAGAAGGTGATGCTGAAGAGATTGATATTACCGACCTCGTAACATCCCAACAAGAAATCCAAGCAAAACAAGATGAGTTTATGGATGGTATATTTTCTAAATTAGATGATTTAGAAAGTAAATTATCACACATGGATAAAATTATGGATAAGATTAATAGTCTTGAAACTAAGTTTGATAAATATCGAGAAAAAACACCTGAAGAAAAATTAATGTTACGTTCCTTGGATTCTTACCCGTACAATCAAAAATTAACCGATTTCTTTGATGATAAAAAAGGGGAAATGGAAGAAACAGGTAAAAATGAATATGTGTTAACTTCAGATGAAGTTGAAAATTTTTCACCAAACGAAGTTAAAAAAACATTTAACATTTACGACGAAAACGACAACGCATTGTAATATAAAAATAAGTTTTAAAGGGACTCTTAAGGTCCCTTTTTTTATGCCCTTTCGTTTGACATTCTAGTATTTATACCTATATTTGATGTAGATAAAAGAGTAATAATTAAAAATTTATTTATGGCAAATTCAGTATTAGATTCAGTACTTGCGCAGTACGAAAAGAACGCACAACCAAGTGGTTCACAGAGAACAAGTATCTCACAAGAAGACAGATTAAAGAAATATTTTTCTGCAATCTTAATGAAAAACGAAACATCCGCACAGCGTCGAGTTCGTATTTTACCTACAAAAGATGGTTCATCACCATTTGTTGAAGTTTGGTACCACGAGATTATGGTAAACGGACAATGGGTTAAGTTGTATGACCCTGACAAAAATGACAACGAGCGTTCCCCACTTACAGAAGTTTATAACGAACTTATTCAAACGGGTAAAAAAGAAGACAAAGAATTGGCATCACAATACCGTTCACGTTTATTCTACATCGTTAGAGTGATTGACCGTGACAACGAACAAGACGGTGTTAAATTTTGGAGATTCAAACACAATTACAAAAACGAAGGTATCTTGGATAAAATCCTTCCTATTTGGAAAGCTAAAGGTGATATTACAGATGCTGAAAAAGGTCGTGACTTAATTATCGAACTTAAGAAGGCTAAAACACCACAAGGAAAAGAGTACACAGTAATCCAAACAGTTATGTACGATGACCCTGCATTACTTCACGAAGATAAAGAAATCATGAGTGGATGGTTGGAAGATGAGTTAACATGGAATGACGTATATTCTAAAAAACCTGTTGAGTATTTAGAGGCAATTGCAATCGGAGAAACTCCAATGTGGAGTACAGAACTTAAGAAATATGTCTATGGTGAAACTGCCGACATTTCTCTTGGTGGTTCAAATTCAAAAGAAGAGGTTCCTGTAGTAGACCCACAAGCTGACGAAGAGCCGGCGGAGGATTTACCATTCTAATCTCATAAAAGATTAATGATAAGCCTCATATTGTGTGGGGCTTATCTTTTTAACAAAAAATAATATGGCAATTAAAAAAAACGATTTCAGTTCATTAAAGAAGAAATTTTCCACATCTGCAAAATATAAACCACAAAGATTCTTCGATCTTGGTGCTCCGTTTTTAGATGCTGTTGGTTTACCTGGTCCTGCTATGGGACATATTAATATGTTTCTTGGTCACTCGGATACTGGAAAAACAACTGCGTTAGTTAAAACTGCGGTCGATTCACAGAAAAAAGGAATCCTTCCTGTGTTTATTATTACAGAACAGAAATGGTCATTTGAACATGCCAAACTAATGGGGTTTGAATGTGAAGAAGTTGTTGACACCGAAACAGGTGAATTAGAATGGGATGGTTTTTACATCTTCAACAACAACTTTGATTACATCGAACAAATCACAGATTACATTAATAGTTTATTAGACGCACAAGAAAAGGGTGATTTAGATTATTCATTATGTATCATGTGGGATTCAGTTGGTTCGGTTCCTTGTAAAATGACTTATGAAGGTAAAGGTGGAAAACAACACAATGCAAGTGTTTTGGCAGACAAGATCGGTATGGGAATTAACCAACGTATATCAGGTTCACGTAAATCTGATTCAAAATACGAAAACACCCTTATCATTGTTAATCAGCCGTGGGTTGAGTTACCTGACAACCCTTTTGGACAACCTAAAATTAAGGCTAAAGGTGGAGAGGCGATTTGGTTAAACTCATCTTTGGTATTCTTATTCGGAAATCAAAAAGGTGCTGGTACTACAAAGATTACCGCAACAAAAGACAAACGAACAGTTAAGTTTGCGTCAAGAACAAAGGTGTCGGTTATGAAAAACCACATCAATGGACTTGGATTTGAAGATGGTAAAATCATTGTAACACCACACGGGTTTTTACCTGGAAAAGAATCTTCCGAAGAAAAGGCATCTATTGAACAATACAAAAAAGAATATGCCGAGTATTGGAAGGAAATTATCGGAGTTGATGGTGACTTCGATTTGAGAGCAGAAAAAGAAGAAGTAGAGTAGTAACAATTTAAAAGACGACGAGTGTCAAAAACATTATTGGTTGATGGGAACAATCTATTGAAGATTGGGTTTCATGGTGTGAGAGAGTTCTACAATGGGGGACAACACGTCGGAGGTATTTGGCATTTTTTAAATACCTTAAGAAAATTCATTGAAGAATCTAACTTTACTAAAGTTGTGGTATTTTGGGATAGTCAAACAGGCTCTTCTCAGAGAAGACTAATCTATCCCAAGTACAAACTTAATCGAAAA